TTCGACATAGACCCGGAACTAACTAAAATTAAAAACGATTTGGAAGGCGATGCGGCTACACCCGCCGACCAAGTAATAACAGATTGATATGGCATACCCGATCCAATTACTACGAGATTTGTTTACGATCGCGAAGGACGTTAAAGATAGCGACATTGAAAAGGCTTTTTATGAAGCTGATATGCTTGACATGTCGCCGCAACTTCACCGATCGTATGAAGAGATACCGCCGGAATACTTAAGTGATACCACGGCGCGTACAGGAGCTAATAAAGTATTGTGCTACTACGCCTTTGCACGCTACTTGCAGACAAGCGAGCAGCAGAGCACGGCGAGCGGCCTAAAAATACAAAACTATGGAGGCAGCTACGTTCTAGCCGATGATAACAAGGCGAGGCGTTTTGAAGCCGAACGCGGCAAAGCTGATTTATTTATAGTCCCACTGATCAAGGCGTTTAAAGACGCTAAACTGATTGAAGAGGAGTGTTCACACAGGGTACAATCACGGGTATGTTTAATAAAATAATGGACGGAGTTTTTGATACGGCGCGCGTCGCGTCTCTAGCTTTCCTGCTAACAGTCACTAACGATGTGATGACTTTCTTTGTCCTGATAATCTTATTCGGCGCATTAAATTTTATAGTAGGACTTATCGCTGGCTTACGGGCCGGTGAAAAATACAGCCACAAAAAGGCTTTTCATGCGTTTTTTGAGTATGCGATAGCCGCGATAGTGATTCTATTCACAGCGGCAGGCGCACGGCTTATTGAGCCGGAAGGGAACTATACGGACTTATTACGATTACTCACAACGCTTTTCGCGCTGGTGTATTCCAAGAATATTATCCGTAACTTTAAAAAGATCCAACCGGATAACGAATTTATAGCGGTATTGGATATTCTGATTAATACAAAATATTTGGACTTTACAAAAAATTTGAAAAATGCGAAACTTCACAATTCAAGAGCTAACCGCGTCAGCGACAGCGGCGGCGAAGAAGATCAACAACGATCCGACGCCAGAAGCAGCGGAGAATCTGAAACTGCTAGTTGATATGGTACTAGACCCTCTTAGGGACGCGTATGGCAAACCGATCCGAGTTAATAGCGGGTACAGATCGCCCGCGCTTAACAAGGCGGTGAAGGGCTCTAAAACGTCGCAGCACATGAAGGGACAAGCGGCGGACATTACAGCGGGAAGCAAACAGGAGAATAAGAAACTCTTCGAACTGGCACAGGAACTCAATTTGCCCTATTGCCAGCTTATCGATGAGAAGAATTTTTCATGGGTGCATATCTCCTATGATAAGAACAATGTGAAACGCCAAATACTTCACCTATGAAAATAACATTAAATAAGATATTGGTGTGTTTAGCGGTCCTTCTAGCCATTTTATTGTATGCATCGTACAAGACTATAAAAAGGCAGCATAAAGAGCTAGAAAGGCAGGAAAACAACCTCACCGTGCTTAACTCCGAGGCTGTATTGTTCAAGACTACGGCAGGCGATTATGCGGAACAAGCTAGGCAATTGAAGTTAGAGAAGGACGAGCTAGAACTGTATAACGCCGATCTATATAATAAGGTACGCGAGGCGGGAATAAAGATAAGAGAGCTTAAGAACGCTACAAGGGTCGAGACAGTTACCAAGGTGGACACCGTGGTTAAGACAGAATACCGGGACGAAAGCAAAGAAAACCGATTTGCGCACTATTTCGACGGGTGGAATGATATACAAGTTGAATCCAAACCGGACACCACAATTATAAAATCTAGCAGTATCGACACGATCGACGTGATCGGATCGGTCAAACAAAAACGGTTTTTATTCTTCCGGGTCGGAAAACCGAAACAAACCATAACCGTATCGAATAAAAACCCGAAATCTAAAATACACGTGGAGTTCTCTGCGGATTTCGGCAAATAACGCCTTTCATCTTTCACACTAGAAAACTTAAAACGCTGATTCTTAACGAATTGGCGTTTTTGCATATAAATGATTAAAATTTGTATCTTTCGCACTTAATTCACTAGTAACTAGTACTTTATCTATCAATATATACATATTGTCAAAGATGGAAAGATAATATATAGAGCTAAGAATGAAATAGTAATATAATATATAATATATGTAAATATATGTATTAATATGTGAATGAATTTATAGAAATATTTAAATATAAACTATATGGAAAACACCTTTCCATCTTATCCATTTCACCCGTTTTTGCCGCTTAACTAGTTGATACGCAATTAGTTAAGGGTGGAAACATACGTTGAAAAAGGGCTATTTGCCATTGACACTGTTACTAAACCTTCAAAACCGTTAATCAGAGTTAAATTACTGAAGTTTTTTGGGAAATAGTTTTGTAGTTCAAAATAAAGCTGTACCTTTGTAACATCGAAAGAGAAATGAGAGCGCCGCCAATCGTAACCAAAGGGCGTTAGAAGGGAAACACGGACGGTATCCCAATTCATTTGAAAAGACGGTGCGGTATCCGCTTAATTGAAGCTATAAAGCCAGAATCTCAATCGATAAAACAACTGAAAAGCCTACTAAATTTGTTGAACTATTCCGATACCGGAGAATCGTTTTAAACATTACTAGATATGGCAGCAATAGACATTTATAAGTTAGAAGCGTTCTTTTATAAGATTATACGGGAGAGGATTACAGCGTGCAAAACGATAGGCGAGGCTACAATGCTATACGGCTATCCGGGCAACTCGAAAATGGTGTTCGCCGATTTGCAACGAGAAGAAGAAGCCGGAAAAAAGTTTAAATATAAAATCCGGGGCTTTATAATTCCACACGCCAAACGTTACGAAACCATTTTCGAGCAGGCCCGGCGCGCCGCTTATTCCGATCACGTACAAACTTATCGAACGTCTGACAAATTGAGTTTTAAATTTAATGAAAAGATGAAATGGAAAAAGTAGAACTTATCACAGTGGCGGAAGCCGCCCGGTTAGCGGAGTGCACCGAAAACGCAATACGCTACCAGCTCAACGCCGGAAAGCTCACACGGTACGAGAACGGAACAGGCAAAATCAGAGTGAACAAAAATGAATTATTAGAAACAATTTTTAATTTTAAAAAGAAATGAAAGTAGTAATTGAATTAATCGGAAATGAGAGTAAACAGGATTTGTTGGCAACGTCTAACTATTTGCGCGAATTGGCAGGCGAAGCCCTACCGGAAGCAGCGGAACGTAAAACCGACCTCGACAAGTTGGCGGACGCTGTAGTAGAAGCAACAAAGGTGAAGGACGAAGAGAAGCCTAAAACAGTGTCCGAGATGGTGGAATCCGAGCGCGCCAAGACCCGCGCTAAACGCGCCGCGAAGCCCGCACCGGTAGAAGAACCCGAGGAGGAAGAAGTGTGCTTGCCTCTATTGATGGAAGCAGAACGCGCCAAGACACGTGCTAGACGTGCAGCGAAGGTTGAAGAGCCAGCACCAGCAGAAGAGCCAGCACCAGCAGAAGAGCCAGCACCAGCAGAAGAGCCAGCAAAGGTAGAGAAGCCCGCTAAGCCCGAAACAGACGCAGCGTCTTATACTATTGATGACTGTAAGTCCTGGGCAATGAAAGCGCTAAACGCTAAGAAACGCCCGATTGTACAGGAAGCTTTTGAACATGTAGGCGTGTCCAGTTTCCCGACCCTGAAGGAAGAGATGTTTAATGATTTTGTTGCATACATTTCAAGCCGTCTATAATGGGACACGCAGACAGAGACCACGCGATTTTATCGCCAAGTAGCGCGAAACGATGGATCAATTGCACTCCATCGGCGCTACTAGCGGAAGCCGCGGGCAGCAAGTCAAGCGTTTACGCCGAAGAGGGCACACTGGCCCACGAAATAGCCGAATACGCTTTGACGCAGTACCTAAATGGATCATATGATCCGATAATGGACGAAACCTTGCCAATCAACGATGAGCACCTCAAAAACCCGCTGTTTAGTATCGACATGGCGAATTATATTCGCGAGTACTGCGACTTTGTTATAGGTGAAGATTACGAGATGCAGAAGGCGGACGGGTCTAGTAAAATGTACCTAGAGCGTCGAGTAGACATTACAGATTTTGCGCCCGATTCGTTCGGATCGGTAGACGTTACACTTGAGTCAGATAAGACAATACACATTATAGATCTGAAATACGGCGCGGGTGTTAAGGTAACAGCCGATCATAACGAACAAATGATGTTGTATGCTTTGGGAGCTTTGAAGGCGGCAGCGTCAAAGGACATAACCAACATTCGAATGACGATAGCACAGGTAAGATTAGACCACTACGACACGTTCGAGATGTCGAAGGGTGAACTACTCGACTGGGCGGAGAAAGTCCTGAAACCAGCCGCAAAAGCGGCAATACAGGGCAAAGGAAAACAGGTTATAGGAAGCTGGTGCGGATTTTGCCCGGTTAAAGCCCAATGCAGGGCGCAACGTGACGCAATACTTGCAGACTTCGACGAAAAGCCCGAACCGCTGTTATTGTCTGATGAAGAAATAGTAGACCTAATCGGTAAGATCGACACTTACAAAAGTTGGATTGAATCGGTAAATAAGTACGTTTACGATAGAGCGATACAGGGCTATAAATGGGAGGGTTACAAGCTAGTAGCCGGGCGGTCAAGCCGAGTTATCAAGGACGAGGCAAAGATACGTCAAGCGCTCTTAAATGAGTTCCTAGAGGACGAAGTACTAAACATCAAGTTAAAGGGTATCGGAGATCTCGAAAAGTTGGTAGGCAAAAAGGTATTTAGCGCGAGGTTTGGAGATGCGATTGAATCGCGGCCCGGAGCGCCTAAACTAGTGCCGGAATCCGCTAAAGGCGTAGAATATAGCCCGCTTTGCGACTTCGACATCGAAGGCTAACGGAAGTTAAAAAACAATTAAAGAATGTATAAACGGTTTGAAGTTTAAAATAAAGCAATATCTTTGAACCGTGTTAGAAAAATAACAAATTAAAATCTTAAAAATTATGAGTAGAAAATTGATCTTAAAAAACGTACGTTTCTCTTATGTAAGAGTTTTCGAGGCAGAACAATTCAACGGAGTAGGGGATTTTCGTTATAGTGTTGCTCTTCTGATCCCAAAAACAGACACCGCCCTAGTTAAGCAAATTAACGATGCGGTAAAGGCGGAAGCACAGGACTATTTTTCAAGAGACCCGAAATTCAAGGGACAAGTGCCCGCCAATTTCAAAAGCCCGTTGAAGGATGGGGACGACCCCGAAAACGAAGGACAAGCCGGGTATGAAGGATGTTACTACATCGTGGCGAAGCGCAAGGAGGAACACGGCAAACCGATCGTAATCGACAAGGGAAAACGCCCGATCACAGTGAAGGAAGATATGTATTCCGGATGTTGGGGCGTGGCTTCCATCTCAATTTACGGTTACAATATGAGTAGTGACAACCGCGGTATAGCTGCCGGACTGAACGGAATACAGAAAGTAACCGACGATGATAGACTGGACGGCGGACCAAGCATCAACGACTTCGAAAATATGGAGGACGAAAACGACGATCCATTCGGAATGAACGCATAAAAACAATTATTTCAAGTATAAACAATTAAATTAATTATTAATCAATCTCGTTAAAACAAGTGTAAAATGATTCTCAAAAGCCGTGCCGAGTAGAAGCGGCGCGGCTTTAATTTTAAAAACCCCTAAAAGACATGAAACCAATATTTATAGATTTTGAAACATTTTCCAGCGAGGATATTAAGAAGGGCGGGGCGTATAGATACACGCAATCACCAGACTTCGAGATACTCCTTATTGGATACGCGGTCGGGGACGGCGCGGTTAATATAGTCGATATGACTAGATCAGACGCTTACGATCAATTTACGGACTTCGTGAACTTGATACTAGACGAGCAGTACACGATCGTGGCACACAACGCGCAGTTTGAACGGTTGTGTTTGATGGCATACGGTATCAACATTTCCGCGGAACGTTTCCTGTGCACCGCAACTATGGCGTTATACGCCGGATTCCCTGAAAGTTTGGGAAATCTTTCTAAGGCGCTGGACTTGAAAGAAGGCAAGAAAGGCACGGGGTTAGCCCTTATAAAGTTCTTCTGTCAACCGCAAAAACCGACTAAAGCGAACCCGGAAGAGTACCGGAACTATTCGAAAGACTTTCCCGATAAATGGAAGGAATTTATAGATTACCTTCGTTATGATATTCTTTCAGAACGCGAAGCACTGGCGAGCCTTGATTACTGTAAGTTCCCGCAGTCGGAAATAGACCTGTACAGGCTGGACCAGGACATTAACGACAACGGTATCGCCGTAGACATGGAACTAGCAGAACGGGCGGACGCTCTCAACGAGGAATTTTGCAACGAATTGAAAAACCATATTAAAACTAAGTACGGCATATCCTCTTTAAAGTCCACAATGCAACTAAAGGACTTTGTAATGATCCAAACCGGGAAGACCTTCGATTCGTTCCGTAAAGAGGACATAGAGCAGATTATGCAGGAGTGCGACAACGAGCGAGTAGATGAGGTTTTGAACGCCCGGAAGATCATAAACAAGACAAGCAACGCCAAATATACCGCGATGCGCAATTGCGTGTGCTTCGACGGACGCGTACACGGTTTGTACCGTTTCTATGGCGCGGGCCGTACCGGCAGATGGGCGGGCAGGCTAGTCCAAATGCAGAACCTACCACGTAACTATATACACGACCTTGACGGCGCGCGTGATAATGTCAAGCACATGTGTTTGGCAGATTTCGAAACGTTTTGGGGAAATGTGCCTGACACGTTATCGCAGCTTATCAGAACCACGTTTGTAGCTCCAAGGGGGACTATATTCCACGTTGCCGATTATTCGGCTATTGAAGCCCGTGTACTGGCGTGCCTATGTCGTGAAGATTGGCGTATTGAAGCGTTCCGCAATGGGAAAGATATCTACGTAGTGTCTGCAAGTATGACATTTAGTTTGCCCGAAGATCAATGCGGAAAAGGCACTCATTACCGCCAACAAGGGAAAGTAACCGAGCTGGCGCTAGGCTATGCCGGTTGGGTGAATGCTATGGCGGCGATGGACTACGAGAAGGCTATAGACCCGTCGTTGTACAAGGATATTATATTGAGATGGCGCGCAGCTTCGCCGCGGGTAGTTGAGTTTTGGGAAGCCCTAGATAGCCGGGCCAAACTCTGTATTCGTAACAAGAAAGACGTAGAAGTTATTCGGTACGGCGTGCACGTTTGTACATTTCAATGGTTTAAAGAAAACAATTCTCTAGCAATTTTATTACCTTCGGGCCGTCGTTTGTTCTACCCGTTTTGCCGGATCGCCACAAAAAGCGTGAACGGACGAGACAGGGAGGTTATAATATACAAGGGTCAAGACCTTACCGGAAAATGGACAGACCTAGGCACATACGGCGGAAAGCTAGCCGAAAATATAACGCAGGCAGTCAGCCGTGACCTATTGGCATACGGCATGCAAGAGATTGTAAAACGTTACCCAGCTGTTAAAATCGTGGGACATATCCACGACGAGACGGTAAACGAGATACCCCTGGACGATTTTGGCGAGCCAACCGTATCACTAAGTGAGATTTGCGAAGCCATGGCGGTTACACCAAAATGGGCGGACGCTTTCGGTATTCCGTTGAAGGCAGAAGGATTTACTAGTAATTATTATAAGAAGGATTAATTAACATGGAAAAATACACTTTATCACTTGCGGGTTCTTCGGCTTCATTGAAGTGGAAGTCCGTACGTATGACCTGGGAAGCATTTTTGGAAAGACTAGGAGCGCCTGTAATCACTAACGAGACCATGCGCGAGTATGACAGGCTGGACAAGCCCGCCAAATCATCTTTGAAGGACGTAGGCGGATTCATGGCTGGCGAGTTGTCTGGCGCTCAACGCCTTAAGAAGGCCGTTATGTCCCGTTCGATGATTACATTAGACGTAGATTTTGGGGACGATCTTTTCCCGTTCGATTTTGCGGATCGTTTTCCAGGTGTGGCGGCAGCTATTTATACTACTAGATCAGACCGACCCGGATCGCGCCGTTACCGTCTTATCATGCCGTTTAAAGAAGAAGTTACAGACGTTACTATGTACGAAGCCGCGGCGCGTAAAGTAGCCGAGTTGTTAGGTATCGATTTATTCGATAAAACGACATTCCAGCCGGAACGCATGATGTACTGGCAGTCGCTTTCCAAAGATCAAACCGGACTATTCGAAGTGTTCGAAGGCGAACCGATCAGCGCGGAGTATCTCGTAGGTTTGTACGGAGACAATGAAGAATGGCGCGACGTGCGCAAATGGGCATTCCACTCCGATACGGAACGTGATACCCGTTCTATTATTAGCAAAGAGATGGCGAAAGACCCCCGCGATAAAGAAGGCTTGGTAGGCGCGTTTTGCCGCTCGTACACGATACAGGCAGCAATAGACAAGTACCTTTCAGACGTTTACACAGAAGCGGAAAACGGCCGTTATACGTACGTTCTTGGATCGGGCGCTGCCGGGCTGGTAGTGTATGACGACGTACTTTGCTTCTCTCACCACTCAACTGACCCGATCGGAGACGGACACGCATACAACGCCTATGATTTGGTACGTGTGCACAAGTTCGGGCACCTGGGTAAGGAAGACAGCACCCGCGAGATGAACAAGCTGATTTGTGCCGATAAAGAGTGCGTTAAAGATATGGTAGCCGTGGACGATGATCTAGCCGACTTCGAAGAATACACGGACGATGTTAAGAGCGACGCGCAGACCGCCGCCGAACTTGTTTGGGATTTAGATCGCAAAGGTGATAAATTGTGTACCGTTCGCAACTTCGTTAATGCTTTCAAGTGCGACCCGCTGTTAAATGATCTGTTAGCTTATGACTTGTTTCTAGACACGATCGTGTACACCCGCACGCCGTTCTTCTCGGAAAACATCAAGAAGGGTGATATGTTGGACGATACTGCTGTAGCGATTATCCGTGGACGTATAGAGGATTTGCACGGTATTTATAATGACAGCAAATTAAACGACGCACTGGAAAAGGTTTGCAGTGAAAACGCCTTCCACCCTATCAAGAAATACCTAGAGGCACAGAGGTGGGACGGCGTGAAACGTATTGATAATTTCTTAGTTGAATACATGGGCGCAGAGCCTAGCATATACGTTTCCGAGGCGTTCCGCAAAATGTTGGTTGCAGCCGTTACTAGAGTTTACGAGCCGGGCCGCAAATTTGATACGGCGCTTGTTATGTATTCAGGACAGGGCGCGGGAAAGTCCACGCTTATTCAGTCCCTTTCAAAAGGTTGGTTCAACGATTCATTAACGGACGTGTCCGGGCAAAAAGCATATGAAGCGATACAGCATGCCTGGATCGTGGAGCTAGCCGAGTTGTCGGCCCTTCGCCGTTCGGACGTGGAGGCTACTAAGAACTTCATAAGCAAGCGTGAAGATACGTACCGTAGTGCATACGCCCGCCGCGTCAAGACACACCGTAGACAATGCGTATTTTTCGGGTCTACTAACGACGATGAATTTTTGAAGGACAAGACCGGAAACCGTCGTTTCTTCCCGATCGAGGTACGCGCCAACAAAAACACGCACAAGCTGTTCGAAAAAGGTTTCGACAAGGTGGTAGACCAACTTTGGGCGGAAGCAATGGAGCTGTACATGTTGGGTGAAAGCCTTGTTTTGTCTGACGAAGCCGAAGCGATCGCTAACGAGGGCCGCGAAGAATTTACAGAAGAAAGCCCGTTAGTAGGTATTATAGAGAACTACTTAGGTAAGCTTTTCCCGGCTGACTACGAAGACCGCACCGAACAACAACGAGCCGACTTCCTAGCCGGATCACTGGAAGAAATCGGGACGGTTCAAAAAAATACATTCTGTTTAATGGAACTTTGGGTAGACGCTTTGGGGCGCAGGAAAGAAGATTATACAAGCGCAAAGGGGCGCGAACTGGCAGCAGCTATGAGACAGTTGGGCGGATGGTACAAGGGAAAGTTAAATAGAACTAAATTGTACGGCAGACAAGTAGTTTATATCCGTAAAGGTAGCAAGGAAAGCCAAAAATTACTATCTTTGTAACATCAAATTAAAAACAAAACTTTCTTTTCTAATTTTTAAGGTTAATACTTTTAGGGTGGTTTTTCAGTTAAAAAGTCTTTCGTAGTGATACGCGAGACTTTATTTTTGTTAATATACTAAAGTTTTTTGAGAAAAGTTTTGGTACTTCCTAATTAAGTCGTATCTTTGAAGTGTCAAAAGGAAATAAACCAATTAAAAATTAAAGATATGAAAGCAACTATCGAATTAGCAAAAAGAACCGCTCTAGAGGATGTAATAATCAGAAATGACAATTCCGAAAAGTCACGGATGATCCAGGAAAAACAAAGAGCACTTGAAAACGCCAAAGAAAACGCCGAGTATTACAGGTCCATAGGGCAAAATGAATTTGCAGATAATGAAGCTAGCAGGGCGCGTTTATTGGAAAGACAAATCAAATCATTAAAAAATTAATAACCCGGCGGGGTAACACCCGCCATAACACTAAAAAGATATGAAACAGTTTGTAGTTTACACGTTTTGGGCGATCTTATTTGTATTATTCATTTTGTTGTGCTGCGAGCCAACAACTAATATTTAATGATATGGTGCAGATATTAAGAGTCAATATAGTAACCACAACAGGGACTATTATAAGAGACTACGCCGAGGTATCGGAGGAACTAGGGGCCTACTTGGTAGAGGATATAGAAGCAGAACGGCGGTACATCGCCGACTGTTACACCTCACAAGGGTACACCGTGAAAAGGGTTAATCTAATGTACGTAACGAAATGATTCTATGTATTATCTTAGCGGCGGTACTTATTGTGATCGCCGCATACTATCCAATTAAACTTATAAAATTTTATTGTATGGAAAGTTTTGAACAAGACTTGAAGGCCAAAATTACACGGGACTTAAGAGAAGGGAGAGTTTCTACTAACCTTGTTTTGTTGACAATTGGCGCGGGCGGTTTGCGTCTCACGCGTAACCATCTGGACGCTATTTTCGAATGGATGGTTCAGAATACGAACGCCTGGAGAGTGCACACGTACGCAGACGAAAAGATAGTAGTGGTGTTTTCGCATTCTCCATTCCACCCGGAAGAGTGGGACAATTACGAGGACTACAAATGCGTTATGCACCGAATGTTCGGCGACTTCGGAACAAAGGATTTTTTCACGTCTCGATCCACCGTAGAAGAATCTGACCGTATTAGGGAAAACCTAGAAATTTTATTAAAAGAATATAGCAATGAGTAACAAGAAGAAATTAAAGTCTCGTGATGGCGCAACCCGGATCACACCGGATAAGAGCGTAGGGTATTTTTGCGGTATGTACAAGCTGCAAGTGTATGACAAGAAGGCTGACCAATGGAGCGATATAGAAGGGTGCGCCCTTCTGACATGGACAGAAGCAACAACAGCCCGAAAGAACTTCGTAGCGCTACGAAAAGCGTGCAAAACGGCAAACGGGGCTTCGCTCCATATTAATGTACCCGCAAATGAAATCTACGGAATCCAGTGAGAAGGTATTCGAGCGCACTATGTCTAGGTACGTCGAGAGTAAAGGAGGGATGGCGGTTAAGCTGCTATCCCAATTTATTAACGGGCTGCCGGATCGGATGTACTTGTTACCAGGCGGTACTGTTATATTTGTGGAGTTCAAGTCTACAGGTTGCAAACCTAGACCGATACAGCGCGTTATACTCGATCGGATCGCCGCGCTTGACTTCAATGTACGTGTGGTGTCGAACCCTGACGAGTACAACGATTTGAAGGAATTAATAGACTTCTACGTTAACGGACGTTAACTAAGAGCGTTTATCGCAAATCAAAGTTAAGAGTTTACCCTATATTTTGGTAGTATGAAAAGAACCCGTATCTTTGAAATGTCAAAAGGAAATAACCACTTAAAAATTAAAGATATGAAAAAGTATTATGTAAATGGAAAAGAGATCACGGAACAAGAGGCTAACGAAATTAAAAAAGAAAATGCAAGATTGCAAAAGAGTTTAGACCTTAACGATTGGTTAGGTATTCAATGGATAACAGAGATAAAAAAGTAAATAACCCGGCGGGGTAACACCCGCCACAACACCCAAAAGATATGAAAAAGTTAATCAGTATTTTAGCAGTAGTTTTATTATCAGTTAGCGCAATGGCGCAAGTATCATCCGCATCGGGCGATTTAAAAACGCTTAAGTCTTTCCGCCTGGGAGCCCTTAAGATCATAGAAGTCACGAAGGGCGACGCGGTAACCTATCAGATCACCGGACGGCCGGTCGATACAACAACAATAGAAATGAACATAGCATTAGGAGATGCGGACGCGGCGGTTAAGACGCTCTTAAGCCTGGCCGAGTACAAAACGTCAAGCTCTAGAGAAGTTGTAAACCTCAACAACCCCGGAGATAACGCCGCGCGATATGACAAATTTTTTGCAGGTTGGAGGATCCAAAGTCAGGGAGGGCAATTTGAGCTTCACGTCTCCAGGGGCGAATTAAAGAAGATGGCGGAAGCAATTAATAAATCTCTAAACAAATAAGATCATGGAAATATATAGAAAATCAAATCACGATCTACTGCGGGTAGAAAAGCTACAAAACGGTAGACTGATGAGTAAGAGCAACGGCGAAACGAAGAGTTTCGAGAATTACAAGCAGTTCGCAGTACACCTGTACAACAAAGGTTTTCACATCGCAATGACTGACAGAAGCAGACAGTTTGCGCACAACTTTATAGAAGCCGGAGAAATGGAAGAACTTAAAAACCTTCTTCCCAATAGCGAGCTAGCATATAGAAAGGACGGCGATATATACACATGTTGGTTTCTTGCCGACAATGCTGACGGAACGGTAGAGGTATTATGCAACGCACCATTTGCCGCGGTTAACTGGCAAGGCTATAAGGCCATAACGGTTAGGATTGATGAACTTATTTTAATTAGGGGGGATATTTAATTATGGTAGACTTCAATAAGAAACTAAAGATAGACCGTATCAATCTATTTTGCGATGTGGTTACGAAGATGGCGAACGGAACGCCCGCCGAGGGCTACGCGATCGGGGACGCTATCAAGCAATTACCCGAGAACCTGCAACAGTATCTAATATCAGAAGTACCGGACAGCATACTACGCAGGGAGTACAGCCGCCGGGAACTGCACAAGGGCGAGGGAGCAGTATTCGAAGGGGCTGACACAATATCCGAGGTTTACAAAGAAGAAGTGTTTAACGCTAACCGGGCGGAAGCCTTGAAAGACTTGCTAGGGATTAAATCAAAGTTCCCCGATATACTGGACGTAATCGCCGAGGTCCTTAAGTGTTTCCCGGAACGGTATACGCTGGACGATATTTTCGACATGTTGTATAGAAAGGATTTAGGGTTATGAATGAAGGATTCAAAAAATCTAGTTCATACTCTGATGAGTGGTACACACCCAAATTCATTATAGACAGTTTAGGCAAATTTGATTTAGACCCGTGCGCACCGAGCGTGCCACTATTCAAAACCGCCGAAGTAATGTATAATGAATTCGACGATGGACTAGCGCAAAAATGGGAGGGGCGCGTATGGCTTAACCCGCCGTATTCCCGACCGCTGATAAACAAGTTCATGCGCCGGATGGCAGATCACAACCAAGGGACGGCATTAATATTCTCGAGGACTGACACGGAACTATTTCACACGGAAGTGTTCAACAAGGCAACCGCCGTTAAGTTTTTGAAAGGTAGAATTAAGTTTCTAAGGCCCGACGGCACTGAAGCCGGGACACCCGGATGCGGTAGCGTGTTAATCGCGTACGGCGAGAAGGATGCAAATATATTAGAATGTAATGAACTAAAGGGAAAATTTATAAGATTATGAAATGTATATATGGATATAATAAGGAATACACCGGAACTATAATACAGTTCGTAGTGGTGGGGGCTGATGTAAGAGCCATTGTAATGAATTCAATTAGCAAACGTGTTAGTGTCGAGCCATTACACGTATTAACGATAACGAAATTATGAAAACAATAAGAATAGACGGACGTATATACGCCGCGGTGGAAGTAGACGAGAACTTAGCATGCAAAGGTTGCATATTTTACACTGTCGGATGGGACATGAATACACCACGATGCACCGCGGTTGATATCCCCGAGCTTCAGTGCGACGCGGATAATAGGGAGGACGGAAAGAATGTGATATTTAAATTAATGGCTAACAATGTTACAGAGGAGTAATTTACATGGCTATCAGCGTACCGCCGTCCAGCATATCAAGGACCACCCGGACGCGGCCCTATTCCTTGATATGGGACTGGGAAAGACGGTGAGCACGCTAACGGCCGTAGCCGATCTTATAAACGAGTTCGAGGTAACTAAGGTGCTGATAGTAGCCCCCAAGCGCGTAGCCGAAATGACTTGGGGCGATGAGATCGAGAATTGGGCACATATCCGCCACCTTCGTTTGTCAGTCATTAAAGGCACCGCCAAACAACGCGAGATAGCCGCACGCGCAGACGCGGACGTTTACACGGTGAGCCGGGACAATCTCGTATGGCTTCTTCAAATGTGGGGCGGGTCTAAAGTTCCCTACGACATGCTGGTACTGGACGAGTTAAGCAGCTTCAAGAACCATCAATCAAAACGTTTCAAGGCGGCAAAGATCATACGCCGGAGTGTTAGCCGGGTGGTGGGTCTGACGGGAACACCCGCACCGAACGGGCTTATAGACTTGTGGGCGCAAATGTATTTAGTCGATGGCGGGCAACGGTTAGGAAAGACAATCACCGATTACCGGGCTAATTATTTCAGACCGGGAGCACAGAACGGGGGCATAGTGTACGAGTACAAACCGCTTGCAACAACCGAAGCCGTGTTGGGTGAGAAGATAGCCGACATCACGTTATCAATGAAAGCGCTAGACTTCCTAGATATGCCGGAACTTACATACATCAACAACTACGTAGAGTTATCGCCAAAGGTGAAGAAGCAGTACGATAAGTTTGAAGAGGATCAAGTGCTAGAGTTGTTGCGGGATGCCAACTACGACTACGCCGAGATCACCGCACTAAGCGCCGCCGCCCTATCAAACAAACTCTTACAGTTCGCAGGCGGCGCGATCTACGACGCAGACCGGCAGGTACACGAGGTCCACAATGAGAAGCTAGAGACGTTAGTTGAGATGATAGAAGCCGCGAACGGATCGCCCGTACTGGTGGCGTACAACTTCCAGCATGAGAAGGCACGCATACTGGAAGCCCTCAAGGGTTTCGGAGCGGAAGCCCTCGAAGGTGTGGAGAGCGTACGGAGGTGGAACGAAGGGAAAATACCCGTCTTAGTGACACACCCGGCTAGCGCGGGGCACGGTCTGAATATGCAGAAGGGCGGCAACCGTATAATATGGTACGGTACTACCTGGAGCTTGGAGTTATACCAGCAGTTCAACGCGCGGTTATGGAGACAGGGACAAAAGAATAGCGTATTTGTCCATCACATTATTACGCGGGGTACAATTGACGAAAGAGTTATCGGGGCGTTGACCGGGAAAGCGGACACGCAAAACGGCTTGATGGATATGGTTAAGGAATTAATTAAAAAATATAGAGTATGAATGTATTGAGTTTATTCGATGGCTTATCATGCGGGCAGATAGCCCTTACCAATCTGGGATGCTTCCCGGATAAATACTACGCGTCAGAGGTGGACAAGTTCGCTATACAGCAGACGCGTCATGTGTTCCCTGAAACTATCCACATAGGGGACGTTACACAGGTGGACGTGTCGAAGCTGGATAAGATCGACTTGATCATAGGCGGAAGCCCGTGCCAATCGTTTTCCTTTGCGGGGAAACAAGCGGGGATGGCTACGACAGAAAACATAGAGGTGACCGACCTAGATCAGTATCTCGATCTTAAAATAATGGGGTTCGAGTTTACAGGACAGTCCTACCTGTTTTGGGAATATATGCGGATACTGACGGAAGTACGGAAGTACAACCCGAACGTGAAGTTCCTGCTGGAGAACGTGGTTATGTCGAAGAAGTGGGAAGCGGTACTTACTAGCGCGATCGGAGTTGATCCCGTAATGATTAACAGCAACCTTGTGTCGGCGCAGAACCGGAAGCGGCTGTACTGGACGAACATCGCGGAGATCACGCAGCCGGAAGACGAGGGTATATTCATCCGTAATATTCTCGAGGACGACATAGACGAAAAATATTATGTATCGGATAAAGCCTTTGATGGTATGATTAATCGTGTGAAGAAAGGTTTCGGGGGGCGTGTGGTTTCCCCCGATGGAAAAGCAAACACTCTTTGTGTCAGTAACGAAAGCCGGGACCACAATTTAATAGCGGCTAGTCGTGGAAGGGTGTGTGAGGATGGGGTTACCAGGCAGCACCTGGAGCCGAGAACGGACGGAAAGTCCAATTGCCTAACAACGGTGCAGAAGGATAACCTGTTGATTTCGAATCGCGGCACGTTAAGACGGTTAACGCCTATGGAGTGCGCGCGCTTGCAGACCGTGCCGGACTGGTACGAGTGGGTAGTGTCGGACACGCAGATATACCGGATGTGCGGGAACGGTTGGACGGTTAGAGTTATTGAACATATATTAAAAAATTTATTCGTATGAAAAAGTTAATCGATTGGTGGAAGGCGTCGAACCGCTGGAAGCATTTCTTATTTGCAATCCCGCTTGGTGCGGTGTGTGGCGCCCCGTTCGCTACGGGTGTAGGGCTAGGGATGGAAGTAAAGGATCACTTATGCGGGGGCCGGGCTGACTTCGTGGACTTCCTTTTAACCGCGGTTGGCGGTGTGATCGGACACGGCGTTATGTTGGCCGTTGGTCTGGACTATGTGATAGGGTATTTAATCAATTTAATATTTTAAGTTATGGAAACAGCAATGGTAGCCCTTTTTGCATTAATGGGCTTAAGTTTTATCGGTATGGCGGCGGCGATAGTTTTTGATAAGTCGCGCCTAATAGATTTTTTCTCTTCGATGTGTATGGCGCTTGGCGGGGTAGTTATCGTGTTAAGTTTTATAGGAATGTTATTAAATTAAACAGTTATGGAAAGTATGGAACATTTATTTAGAGAACAAGAGATGAGAGAACAAGAAGTAGCGGGCATCAGAACCGGACGTTTTAAAACGGCGCTGGATCGCGCGGAGAAGGCACAGTATAATATGCGTGTCAAGATCGATAAGGCGGAAGCCGAGCGTGTGATGGTTTACGCCGAGCGCGTACCGCGTAGCGCGAAGGAGATTACGACGATCACGATTTACCGGAAGAGCGAGCCGCAGCGCCGGGTGGACTTATCAAGGGTTGAGGCGTTGCGCCTGATCGGTGAACTTAAGGAGGCGTTGAAGCTATGAAGAGAGTGATGGAAATGCTGGGGCAAATGGTCCTGGCGATCGCGGCGGGGATCGCGCTTGGTTGTATTTTAGTATGTATCTTAAATAATTTATAATATGCCGACACCATATATTAAGAAAAAACAGAGAAGGGTTTTAGTTATCGAAGAGATGGCACAGTTATATAATCTTCACGCGTTCTTTATATTCAACTGGCTTGAAGCGAACGGCGTGAAGTATGTCAAAGTGAAGGGCAAACCGTTTCACTTGGTTAACGCGTCTACATTCTGCGAGGCGATCCGGGACATAATATACTCGGCTAGTAAAGTACGGGACGACAGGAACACCCGGACAGACCCGGAGCGTATACCGACAGTAGAGAATATGTTGTACCGTGATAAGGACAAGAAGCGCATAGGGCCTTACGAGAACGACGATATAGAGAGGCCGATCTATCCGAGCAAAGACACGGAGCTAAACCGTAACGGCATAGAGGTTTCAATGCTGTACCGGGTCAATATGTACTGCGACGGTGGCAGGACGCTTGACGTTTTAGAGCGTAGGACACTGACGTGGAAAACGATTGAGAGGTCCGAGAAGTGGAAATGTAAAGATATTTTGGACGATTGGAAGGCTATGTATAACTTGGATTGTTAAATGGATTTAACTAAAAGTCGCGTTTTCGTATAAAAACGTTAATGCGACTTTTAGTTAAAAAATTTAACGCACTTCGCAAAAAACTTTGTGAGAAAAAACTTTGTGAGAGAAAACTTGATTTTTAACGGTATTTTAACTAAAAAGCCTGTTTTTGACAAAAAAGTAGCGAAAACCTCTTTGACATTGCAATTTTGTCGTTGACACCTGATCAGTTCCACAAGACGCAGAACGCGTTTTTCAAGTTTTTGGTGTGAATGATTAAAATTTGTATCTTTTACACTTAACTTGCTTATTTATAGTACTTTATCATATAATATAGTGTATATGTCATAGATAGAAAGATATATACTAGTGGAATACATATTAATAAGTAATAATATAGTTAACATATATATACTATTGTATAAAAAGTATAATGAAATTATGGAAATATTTAAATATAATATATAGGGAAAACCCGTTTTCATCATTCCATCGTTGACAATGGGTCTGAAACGCCCTGTTCATCGGGGTTTTGGAGTGGAAACATGGTTTTGGTAGGTGGAAAGATGGCAATTTGGGCGGAAAAAGAGTAATTTTGTAGAGTTGTAAATAAAAATTATATGGCTATTAAGAAGAAAGAAATTATAGAAACTAAGGAAGCGGTGCAGCTGCCAAAGCCCGAGAAGGTCAGGCCGGATTACGCGCACTTCCAATTGGCTCCCACATACGCGACTACCAAGTATTTGGCTGATTCGTTCAATTACACCAAGTGCTACCAGGTCGCTACGGCGCATTACGGCATGACGCCTATCTGGCAGGAGCCTCAAGAACTGTGGGAAGCCTACGCGATTTACTCGGCGTGGTGCGAGGCTACGCCGGTTATAACACAAGAGGCCGTCAAGTCCGGAAACATGGCCGGAACGCTCTACGAAGTGCCAAAGAAGCACCTTCAATCGGAGGGTGAGTTCTGTATGTTTCTGGGCGCTAACGTCAACTATTTGCGCAACCGCCGCACTACCTACGCCGAGAACCTCAAGGAGTTCGATCTAACGATATGCGCGGACTTCATAGCAGTGATCGACAAGATACGCAATGCGATCGCGCAGGACCTCGATCAGGGTGCGACGGTGGGACAATTCGACGCTAACTACGTTCGTGCCCTACGCGGCATTAAAACGCAGATGGACTACACGTCTAACGGCGAAGCCATCAAGGGCGGCTTGACGGTTAACGTGACTGATCCGAAAGTGCGCGCAAAGGTTAGCTCAATCAAGAACTTCAAGAAGGATCACAAGGAGGAGGATAAATAATGAATTGCACCTATGTATTCAACAAGATGATAGGGCCGTTTTGCGACCCCTATATAAGAGGTATCGCAAGCAAAGGTGGTACGCGTTCATCCAAGACATGGAGCGTGTTACAGCTCCTCTATTTGGTCGCTAACGAAAGCACCGAGCCCCTGATGATCTCATGTGTTACCGACACGCTCCCAGCCGTGAAGCGTGGTATGTTCCGTGACTTCCAGAACATGCTGTTAGACGAAGGGGTGTGGGATGATAACGCGCTTAACAAGTCCGATCTGATCTACACGGTGAAGCCCGGCGTTTGCATCGAGTTCTTCGGGTGTGACAACGCGTCGAAGGTTCACGGCCCAGCCCGTGACATTCTTTTCATCAACGAGGCGCAGCGTGTGCCCCGCGAGATATTCAGGCAGTTGGACGTGCGTACCACGATTAAGGTTATCATTGACTTCAACCCGGTGCGGCGCTTCTGGGGTGAGACGGACTTCACAGGCGACAAGTACGTAACGATCCACTCCACATACAAGGACAACCCGTATCTATCCAAGCAGCAAGTAGAGGCGATCGAGCGGAACGCCAAGGACGCTAATTGGTGGCGCGTCTATGGTGAAGGGCTGACAGGCGGGCTGGAAGGCCTCGTATATCCCCAAATTGAGACGATCGACGCTTTGCCGGAGGATTTAACGGGTGAGGACGTTAAGTTCGTCACAGGGCTTGATTTTGGCTTCCAGAACGACCCGACCGCTATCGTTAAAATCTACATGCGGGGCATGAACCTGTATATCGATGAGGTGTGCTACGAGACTAAGATGCTGAACCGCACGATCGCCGAGCGTCTTAAGATGGAAAGGCTGGACCGTACCATTACGGTATGCGACAACGCGGAACAGAAGTCTATTATAGAGCTACGCGGCCTAGGCTGCAACACGATCCCATGCATCAAGGGAAAAGGATCGATCCGGGCAGGCATCCAGCAGGTGAAGCAGTTCAACCTGTTCGTAACGAAGAGGAGCACGAACGTACTGGACGAGGCAGACAATTATACCTACGTCAAGGACAACCTGACTGACACGTATACGAACGAGCCGATAGACGATTACAACCATGCATGGGACGCAATACGTTACGGCGTTGATTATCTTATACGTAAATACCGCCCGAGATACGCAAATAATGATTAGATTTGCAGCATGAGAGAAGACGATCGAGTACGCCTTAAATACGATTACGCCGGGAACACCGGGACGGTTACAGAGGCCGACGTGTTAGGCGTAGTCGTGCAATGGGACGGATCGAGCGTTGAGGAGTGGTATTATTACGAAGAACTAGAATTGATTGAATATGAGTAAAATAAAGTTTATGGGTGCTGAAGACCTGATACGCCAAGAGCAAACCAACTGGCGGGGAAAGATTAAAAACGTTTTCCGCCGCTTGTGGTGGAAAATTTGTGGGTATTACAACCGCAAACAATTGGAATATATTTGTAACTTGCATCCGAATTACAAGGGCGGCCTAACTTCTGACCAAGCAGCGACACTTAACGCGGTGGCAGAGTACGCGAAGGCCGACCCTTTTATAGTTAAAAATGGGAAGCTCGTGTACCGTATACCGCGCATCGAGGACGTGACACTATGGCAGGTTATCGAGGCGAGAAGGAGCGAGACAGCAACGGAGAAGGTTACGAAGTGGTGCACGCCTGTAGAGCATGAACCAGCCGAGTACGCGCCGGATAACGTCTATCACCTGTTGTGCGCTACTAAGTACATTAAGGAGCAGATAGAGACGGCGGACGGACTAGAGAAACGCCTGTTCCCTTTCGATGCGGGAAGCACGCCGGAAGACGATCCGATCAAGGAGGCGAAGAACGTGCTGACGCTCGTACAGGCTACGGCGGAATTGTTCGCTTGTTCGTTCGAGGACGCGAAGCGGATCAACTATCTAGACGCTATGCTGGCATTGTCCAAGCGTCACGAGGAGAACGAGAAACAAAAGGCAGAGATGAAGAAACATTATAAATCATAACGTTATGGGTTTAAAAAAGTATGAGATTATTACAGTAGGGGGCGACAAGAGAGTACGCGCCCTTCGTTCGTGGGCGGTAGGCGGCCGGTACGTCAATATTGGCGACGTGGGCGGTATCGTGTACGACGAGAAGACATTATCACAGGACGGCGCTTGCTGGCTGTTTAGGGGCAACTTTGGTTTTCCCGGCGCACGCATCGGCGGGGATTCGATCGTGGACGTAGCCGAGGCGGCACTAAGCGCCACGGGTGCGCCTGCTGTAGACATTCTAGGGTCTAGCGTCGTAGTGGGTAGCAAATTACAGTTCGCGGCGGATCAAACAGGGGCGAACGCCTTATTACTGGGGAGCACAAACTTCGAACCGGGAACGCTCAATTTCGCGGCAGGTTCAAATTGGGAGACATGGAAACAGCCAAGCGCTAACTACTTGAGAACTAAAGCCCCGATATTTTCGGGCGGCGCGGCAACAACGCTTAAGATAGATGTCCCGGGGTACACGGTTCAAGCCTACGTTTTGGATCACGACGGTAAAGGCGAGACAGCTACGGCGGCAACTGATACAGGGGCGGGTGTGACGCTAGCCATCCCGGCGGGGCAATACTTCATGCTGACACTGGCAAAGACCCCGTTATCATCTATCGCGTTATCGGACGTGACAAGGGCAGCCATTACACTTACAGGCACTTACGAAACTAAACTTTCGATCATAGATTCACGTGTTGAGATTAACCCGGCGAATAGCACGGCGATTGCAACCATTAGGCCGGGCGGCGTTCATTCTTTCGGTTCGGGCGATAAGTACCCGGAAGCGGTCATAAGAAATTCTAAGGTGTCTATAACCGGTTCAGCTGCGAATAATAGGGTCGTTAGACTTATGGGTCAGATAATCGGATCGACTGCAACGCTAGACGCCACCGCAGGCAACGTTACGGTATCCGGTCAGTACGGCAACGTTAAGAACCTAATGATCACGGGTATTGCGTCGGCGAGTATCAGAGAAGTAGCATATAGCAGTATTCAGGCTACCGACTGCGATAACTTCGTTGTATCGGCCGCAATCTTCCCAGATCTGGCAGCAGCGCAAACCGCTAACATGCCTTTCATCTTCCAAGGTTGTAACGTTCCCGGTGGCAAGTTCTACCACCACGCGCAGATCGCCAACACTTACAAGAATATTGACTTTGCATTGGCTCAAGCTGATTTGGGTAAAGCTATCGCATCCGGTGAAATACTTGCTAGTTCAGAAGTTGAAGGGATGTACCGTTTGTATTCAGTATCGGGGACTGCTTTTGGCGGTCTAGTTGAGGGGTACGATAGTGTCAAGTCTCTAAACATGGCGGGCACTGCGGGCTCTTATGGCACAACCATCTATAAGGATGCGTATGTTAGCGGAAAATTTGACATCGCAGGTACTAACGTGTTCGGTAACACCAAGAAGCACGATACGCAAGATGTAAGCGGTTGTAAGATCGTGAACACAGGGGCAGCAGCGGTTAACATGAAAGGCAATATCCGCGTAGAGGGTAACGCT